AAACATCAACAATTATCTAATTCTGTTGTAAGTGAGGAAAATGCTTAAGAATATTCACTTTCCACACTGTGCCAATCATCGTCACTTGAATAGTCACTTTCCACACTGTGCCAATCACCATATTCATCATCATCGTCATTGATCGAATATTTATTTTTCAAATGAAACATAACTATAATCATACAAAACGCGAACGATTTCTCTAGTAAAACCGGTAATAAATATAGCGAATTATGTAAAGTTACAAATAATTTCAAGGTTGTCATTGTTGAAAGCATATTTAAACACAGTTCTCCTTGTATATACCGCATGGAGAGACCATCTGCCGTTTCATTTTCTATCATATGCATACATTGTGGTATATGTTTGATAGAATGTAACACGGATATTATTATATTTGCTATGAGTAGCGTTGTCAGCATTTTGTTTATGAAATTGGTGTAAAATATTATGTTATATTACAAAATACAAATACTTTTATTATGAATCACATAATATTACAAATAAAATCGTTTGTAATATTACTCCTTTATACGTTTGGTCTTGGACAATATCTCTGTCCGTCGCGTATTATTGTCAAATAATCGTGCAGTGTCAAACACTTGGGTTAATAAGTTACACTTGTATTCACCCACCTTCTCTTTGTAATTGTTCAAATCCTTTTCGTACCCGTCTTCACTTGTATAATCGTCTTCTTTAGGTTCAGCACCACATTCTTGGATCAATCGCTGATTGAATTCTTGTTGTAATGGATGAAATGCTTTGTTAATTGCGTGACTTATATTTAATCCCGCCTTTTCAAACCCGTCTATATATTTTATAAACTCTGCTTCACCTTGTAATTGCCAATTTTCGTCCTTTTTCTTTTCTTTTACATACAAAACACCGTTTTTAACATCAGTTGTTTGTACAAAGTTCATATTTTGAGGGTTTTCAGTAAGACATTTGAAAAACAGGTCATATACATTGGACGCAAGACTGATTTGGTTGTATGCCACTTCACGATAATTGTTTTCAAAGAATTCGACACAACGTTTTACATATCTATCTGTGAAATCATGTATTGATTCTGCGTTTTTACACGTATTTGTTAAATAAAAGTTCAATGTTTGCTTTTCAATATATGTATTGTTTATATTTCCACATTGTGGAATTGCTTCAATGAATTTATTTACCATTTCTTGATTGTCTTTCATTACTTTTAATGTTGTTTCATTCATTTTCATATTTTCCAATTGCGTTTCTTGATATTTTTCTAACATCATCATGAACATTGATTTCATTTCTCGATTTTCTCTTGCTAAGTCTTCTATTACACTATCTTGATTTTGTTGTGAGGATTTTTCGGGATTTTTACATATCTTTTGGTGCTTATATAACCCACTCTTATACTTATATATTTTACCACACGAGCACTGATACTTAGGTGGGGATTTTTCAGTATCATTATTGTATTCATTTAGTATCCGATTGTGTTTCAGTGTAGATAAATGTTTATTATAGTCTTTTCGGTTACTCGATGTATAGTTACAACACTCGCATGAAAATATTTGGGGGATTTTTAGGGATTTTTTTGTATCCATTAGTATCTATTTTGGATACAAAAAAATCCCTTAAATCCTTTTCTATATAAAATACTTATATTTTTTTATCGTCACAACCAAAATTTTAATTTATAAAACCAAACCATTATGCTGTAATTACAAATTTTATCATTTTCGTAAATGAAAAAGTTTTCTATATAGTCATTTTGGAACTTTTAAAAAGTTCCAAATCTATGAAATACCAACTTACAATTTTATAAAAGTCCAAGAAACAAATATAACAAATACAGTTTTGTTGTAAATTGTTGTAAATTGTTGTAAATTGTTGTAAATTGTTGTAAATTGTTGTAAATTGTTGTAAATTGTCATATATATTTACACCATTGTTATTTTATTATAAATATTCCATATTAACTACATGATTAACGCTTTCATTATAATATCCATATAAATATTTCGCATATTGACATTTTTTGTTGTAATGTTGTAATTGTCACTGTATATTTTTACAACAAAAAGGGGCATACATTTCATTTCGGTAAATATTTATAAAATTTTTATGGTCACAACCAAATTTTTAATTTATAAAATCAAACCATTATGCTCTAATCACAAATTTTATCATTTTCGTTATTTTGAAATTTTCTGTATAGGTCATTTTGGAACTTTTTAAAAAGTTCCAAATCCATAAAATATCAACTTACATTTTTATAAAAGTCCAAGAAATATTATATAACACCTTTATTTGTAATATAATATAAAAATATTTATCAATAGTAGTAAAATGAGTTTCTATGATGACACCTATAGCAAAATAATCGAACCTCTTTATGGAAATAAAAGAGATTCTATTTATGATCAAGAATTATTACAGTCCAACATATTACCTCATATATATAATGTAGACAAACGTGTAGATATGACCATGCACGAAACCTATAGTATCGATCCGGATGGGTGCGAAGATGCTGACGATGCCTTTTGTATTTTTGAAGAACATAATAAAATGTTCTTAGCAATCCATATTGCGGATCCAACTGAACATATTAATATCGAATCGTCTTTATGGCAGGACATTGAAAACCGAGTGGTTACAAAATATCCATCTTTTAGTCCTCCAATTCATATGATTCCACATGAAATTATGGAAAAATCTAGTTTAATGGTAAATAAATACGGAAATATAAAATTGGCAATTACAATATTGTCTGAAGTTCATCAAATAACATATGAACCCATGGGTGTAGTTAAAATCTTATTTACAAAAATCAAAGTACATGAGAAAAATGCTCTTAGTTATGAAAAAGCAGGAACATATGTGAATGAAAACGAAACCTTACAACACGCTTTACACATTAGTAACGAGTTGTACAATATTCGAAGTGGAAAAACAAAAGGGACAATCTTGAATGAAGTGTCTATTGCCTTTCCACGACGTAATACTCAAACAATGTATTTATATTCTGATACAAAAACTGAAATTAAAATGAAACAAATGATTGCTGAATATGCCATATTTGCCAATACATTTATTGGTGAATATTTGAAAATTAATTTCGATGGTGCCGGACTATTTCGCAGTTGTAATGCCAAAGGATGGTTGGATCATGTATATTCTGACATCACGGGACAAGAATTATTAAACGAAATTATCACAAATGGTATAAAAGCAGAATATATTTCCACCGTTAAACCCCACGACTTGGTAGGTGCCCCTGAATATAGTCATTTTACATCTCCTATTCGACGTTTGTCGGATTGCGTTTGTCATTATTTGTTGAAATATATACATTTGAATACCAATAACAATTTACCTATTCCATTTTCGGATAAACAATTGGAAAAATATTCGAATGATTGTTTGAAAATGACCAAAACAATTAAAAACATTCAATATAAAGATACCAAATTCCGTTTAATTCAAACAATGGATCAAATGTTGCTTACAAATGGTTCATTAGATCTTCAATATTTCATTACTAGTTTTACCGGAATGTTTTTAAACATCATCATTAACAAAATTAATGAACATGTAGTTTATTTATCTTATACTTTACGAATTACCGACCGAAATAGGGAATTTGCTATGAAAGAAGAAAAACACATAACTATTACAAAAGTGAAATGTTTGGGTAAATTCGATGAGGGATCTATACCCGAATTAGACGCACTTTTTATCTAAGATATTCGTATTTGTTTATAAAGAGTCCAAGAAACGAACCAATTCTTGGAATCCTTCTTTCATATTCTCGGTATTTACATCTTTTATGTCTCCCTTTTCCAAATCAAATTCGAAATCGACCAATGAAAAACGCAATGATAAACTATTGTCCCCGAAATGTTGGGCAGCCACCGTCAAAATATGATGATTTACCATCAAATAATGAGACAACTGAATGCTATCTTGGACGCCTATCTTTTTTAACCCCTCTTTATAGGAATGAAAATCTAAGTACACATACCATGATGCTTCTATTCCGGGATGCTTTAATTTTGTGTTGTCCAAGAAAGGCATAAGTTCTTTAATAATATGCGAAAAAAGTTCTTTTGTTTTGTCGGCATAAGAACGACATAATTCCTTGTTTTCTAATAAATCGGCAGTAGCATATTGGATCGGAACCGCAGCACATGAATACACACGAGACGCATAATTACAGCATTTTGCAAACAATGTATCCAATGTCTTGGGAAACGCACACCATCCAACTCGATACCCACCACATGCCAAATCTTTTGACACAGACGATCCACGAATCACTAATTCGGGAATGTAATAAGAAAGCGACCGTTGTTTCGGATTATACGATAAATTCAAATATATCTCGTCACCAAATACCACACAATTGTGTTTTTTCAATATTTTTGCCATGGATTCTAACTCTTGGTTACTATAACATATACCAGTTGGATTATTTGGGTAGTTCAACAAAATCATTTTCGGTCCCGCTCCAATGTCTTGGAGCGTTTTGTCCAAGATGTCCAAATCAACACGAAATTTGGTGTCAATGGTTGTTTTTATTTCAATCAAATCATCATTTCGTTCTAGTAGATCAATATGCTCTTTGTAACTTACCCACGAAGGCGTCACATGAATGATTTTTCCTTTAAATGCTGACTGAACAATGAACAACAATTCTTTTAATCCATTGCCAACTAAGATTTCATAAGACATGTTCTCGGTATCATACATCGATTTTAATGTTTTGTTCAATTCGGGAATTCCTTGACTGGACGTGTATTCTTTTTTGTGTGCATATTTTTTCACCAAATCAATATATAATTCTGGTTGTTTTACAGAATTTTGTCCAAGACCGAAATTATAAACTTTTTTCCCTTGCTTTTGTAACTCCTCCATGTACATTTTGCTTTGAAGTGTAGGAGAAATGCTAATTATATTACCACTCATCTGTAATATAATTAGGTTTTATTATTTTACTAAAATATAAACTAACCTACGCAATGATATTTTCACCCCAAAATAATTGTTCTTCATCATCATCATTTTTCTCTACATGTAACAATTTACTTCCTAACATTATTCCCGATATATGTAATAGTCCATTACTCGATACATACATAATCGTA